AGCGGCTGGCGGTTATCGAGGACTCGCTGTGCGAGCTGGATGCCGCCGTCAACAACAAGTAAGGAGGTAATATATGGATAAAATCTGGGCAAACAGACTGGTCGCCGGCACCAAGGAATGGGCAGAGATGCCCGCAAGCCGCCGCCCCGGAGTCAAAGCCGAGCTGGCGAGGCGGGTGGCCGAGGGTGAGATCACCCCGGAGCGTTACAAAGAGATCACGGGGGAGGACTACGATGGGTAAGCTGCTGGAACTTCTGGAAAAGCTGGTGCGGGCCATCTTTGGCCCGGGTAACGAGGCAGAGACCACCCCCGACGCCCCTGCTACCGCCCCGGAGCAGGTAAACGCTCCGCCCGGCTGGGAGGGCGACCCGCCCTACCGGTACATCGATACGAGTCGGTGGCAGGGAAAAATCAAAATGGAGGGCTGGCAGGCTATCAAGGGGGCTGGCTACAAGGGCGTCATGCTCCGGGCCTGCGGGAACAGTGGTAGCTACAACCCCAGCAAGGCGTACATCGACCCGACTTTCGAGACCAACTACGCCAACGCCAAGGCAGCGGGGCTGAATATTGGCGTCTACTATTTCACGAAGGCCATGAGTGAGGCGGAGGCTGAGAAGGAGCTGGCGGTACTGCGGAAGGCGCTGCGGGGCAAAGAGCTGACCATGCCGGTGGCGGTGGACATGGAAGACGCCATGCTGACTATTCACAAGCCGAAAGACCTGACCAACCTCGCGGCCTACCACCTCGAGCAGATCGAGAAGATGGGGTTCTTCGCCCAGCTCTACACCTTCACGAGCTATGCCAACCGCTTCCTTGAGATGGAGCGTCTGGCCGGGCGGTGGGACATCTGGCTGGCCGACTACACGGGCAAGACCCCGAATGTGCGGTTCAAGTATAGCGCCCACCAGCACAGCAGTGAGGGCCGTGTGCCGGGCATCAATGGGCCGGTGGATCTCGACGTGACGACGGTGAACTACCCTCGGATCATCAAGGCAAAGGGGCTGACCCGGCTCCGGGAGGCATAATGGAGCTGTATGAGTCGTTGAAAGTCGTCGGTGCAGCGATGATCGGCCTCTTCGGGTTTGTGGCATCGCTGGACAAGATGGTTGATCTCTGGAAAAAGTACAAGGGTCTGGCCGAGGCTCCAGACAAGGCCCAGAACGAGGAGATAAAAACCCTGAAGGATGATGTGGAGCTGCTGAAGGCCAGGATGATGAGCGTGCAGGATGCACTGGGCAGGGATATGCGGCGATTCAATAATCTCGATGACCTTGTCCTGCTGATCCTGGACGGCGTGCAGAACCTGTTAGAAGCACAGCTCTCGGGAAACAACCACGATGGCATGGAAGCGTGCCATCAGAACATTCTTAAGTACCTCATGAAAGGAGCGACCAAACATGGAGACAGCAGTGAGTAAACTTCTGAGCATCCTGCCCACCCCGGTGGCGGCAGTGCTGATGCTGGGCGGCGTCATCTTCTACGTCTTGGGCTGCGTCAGGTTGGGCTACGGTGCCGCCGTAAGGCCTCTCGTCCTCGACTTAATAGTCCGGGCCGAGCAGGAAATTCAGGGCACAAAGCGTGGCGCAGAGCGAAAGGCCTGGGTGACGAAGGTGCTGAGAGCGGCCCTGAATAACAGCAAGTATGGCAGATTCATCTCGTGGATCATTACCGATGAGACCATCGGAGCCATTATCCAGTTTTTCTTTGACCAGATGCGAAAGGCACTGGAAAACTGAAAATAACCGCTTATAAACCAAAGGAGGACACTATGAACCCTTATTACGGTGCATATCCTCCGCAGGGCCTTCCTCAAGGAGTGAACGGTCTGGGAGGATGGCAAAACAGTCAGCCCATGGGGTACCCCGGGCTGGGAAATCAAAATGGATACCAGCAGGCTTCTGTCCCGGCACTGCCCGGGCGGGTCATCCGTGATATTGCGGAAGTCCGTCCCAACGAGGTGCCGAACAACGGAAGCCCGGCCATCTTTCTGAAGGATGACATGAGCTGTATCTATGTGAAATACCTCTCGAACGTAGGAAAAATCGAAACGATGGTCTTTGCCCCGACGACGCCGGAAACCGAAGCCGCTCCTGCAAACGCGGAGCTGGAGGATATTCGGCAGAAGCTGGACGAGCTCCTCAAACGGACGCCAAAACGCACAAAACCTTATCACAAGCCGTACCGAGGAGATAAGAAGGGAGAAGACCATGAACCAGAACCGAAATAATCCCATTGCCGGAATGCTGGGCCAGCTGCTCCGGCAGAACCCTCAGATGCAGTCGAACCCGCTGGCTCAGAACATGATCTCCGTCATTCAAAATGGAGACGATGCGAAGGGCGAACAGATCGCACGGAACCTCTGCGAGAGCTACGGCGTGACCCCGGAAGAGGCCTACGCAAGGGCGATGCAGTTTTTCCAGAGACGTTGAACTGAAAAGGACGTTAAACATATCTCTTTGATGTGAATTGGGCTTTTGCTCAGGATACGCGCGGCCTGAAAGAAGGCCCAGTGAACATATCTGAACATCCATTCACTGATATTTCCGAAGGAGGAAATGATATGTTTAACACTGGTATGAACATTCCGAGTCTTGCTGACATCGCTGCTGTGACAGGGAACCGGAACGGAAATGGCTGGGGCGACTGCGGAGGCGCATGGTGGATCATCGTCATCCTCTTTGCACTGTGGGGTGGCTTTGGCTGCGATGGCAACGGCTATGGCGGTTTCGGCGGCCGGGGCAATGGTACCCGTACTGCCAGCCAGGCAGATGTCCAGCGTGGTTTCGACAACCAGGGCGTGATGAACAAGCTGAATGGCCTCGAGAATGGCCTGTGCGACGGTTTCTACGCCGTGAACACCAGCCTGCTGAACGGCTTCAACAACACCAACACCGCGATGCTTCAGGGCTTTAACGGCGTGAACACCGCCCTCATGCAGGGCAATTTCGGCATTCAGCAGGCCATCAACGCCGACACCGTGGCCAACATGCAGAACACCAACGCTCTGCAGGCCCAGCTGTCGAATTGCTGCTGCGAGAACCGTCAGGGTCAGGCACAGATCCAGTACGATATGGCCACCAACACCTGTGCCATCACGACCGCCATCGCCAACCAGACCCAGCAGATCATGCAGAACGACAACGCCAACTACCGGGCCCTGCATGACGAGATGGTGGCAAACCGGATGGCGGACAAGGACGAGACCATCGCCCAGCTCCGTACTCAGCTCAGCCAGATGTCCCTGGCGGCCAGCCAGCAGGCACAGAACAATTATCTGGTGAGTCAGCTCCGGCCCGCACCCAACCCGGCATACATCGTGCAGAACCCCAATGCCGCTGTTGGCTGCAATGGCCTGACCGGCTGCTGCAACATGGCAAGCTAAATTCAAAATGGAAGGCGCTGGGCAAGGAGCCTGGCGCTCTTTCTTTTTGATATTCAGAAGGAGGAACGGACATGATCGAGATTTCCAATTCGACCGCCCAGACTCTGACCCCGGGGCAGGCTATTGCGTTTGACGTGACAAACCTGAAGACGCGCTGCACTGCTGAGTGCCACAAGACCGGCATGACGGATGTGCGGCTGCGGCTGAACGGGATCTATGAGATCGTCTTTTCGGGCAACATTGGTGGCGTGGCAGCAGGTGCCGTGCAGCTTAGCATTTCCGCAGGGAATGCAGTGCTCCCGGGCTCTACCATGATCTCCACCACCGCTGCGGCCGGTGACCTGAACAACGTGGCCAAGACCATGCTGGTAGGCAACGGCTGCGGAATGTATGATATTATCCGTATCGTGAACACCGGCACGACCAACCTGACCGTTGGGCCTGGTGCAAATCTTGTGGTCAGACGGATCGCATAAGGAGGGCTGAAACATGGAGGATCGTTGCATGATGAGCTTGCGCTCGATGATGGACACTCTGGTGGATGCCCAGAAAGTCGAGCTGGCGAAGGGCGTGGACTCTGCAGACACTGAAGAGTCCGGGAAAGTGATCGACATGATCAAAGACCTGGCTCAGGCCCAGAAGTATTGCTGGGAAGCCTGCTACTACAAGACCCTGATCAAGGCCATGGAGGATGCGGACTACCAGCGGATGGGGTACACCCAGACGCCCAAACAGCAGGCCTTTATGAAGGACTGGCTGCGGGACCCGGAGGAGTTCGAGAACCGGATGCGGGACAAGGACCACGGTGAATGGCCTTTGAGCCGCAGAGGGGAGTTCCGGCATGAGGAAGGCCAGTACGGTCGGCCTTACGGGGAGTATCTGGAAGCTCGGAAGCACTACACGGAAAGCCACTCTGCCATGGACAAGGCGGATATGGACAAGTACGCTGGGGAGCATCTGATGAGCGCCATGACCGCTATCCGTACCATCTACGGCGATGCCGACCCTGAGCTGCGGAAGAAGATCAAGGCAGACTTCTCCAAGCTCGTGGCGGACATGCCGACGTAATTTCAAAATGGATCGGTTTATGATGAACGGGATATTCTGGCGAGTGCTGTACACAGACCAGGATGATCCTGTACTCATAGACCGCACCGGCAGAAGGACTCTTGCCGTGACAGATCCCAGAACGCATTGCATCTGGCTTGCTAAGGGACTACACGGCAGGAGTCTGGAGCGGGTGCTGTTGCACGAGCTGGGACATGCTACCATGGTAAGCTACGGGATGCTGCCAGAGCTGCACCGCATGGTGAGACCAGCCTATTGGACTGAAGCTGAAGAGTGGATCTGCAACCTGTTAGCAGACTATGGCGCAATGATATTTTGGAAAGCGTCTGACCAACTCGGCTATGATATTTTGGAATGGAAACCGCCCTATGCAAGGGATGGCATAGCATGAAAAAAGGCCCTGGAGATACACTGCGCTGGTTGCGGCGCGGAATTTTCAGGGCCTTTTATTTTTTTTTTCTGCGTGGGGAGATGTGGATGGCGGCGGAAGGGTGTGGGTCATTCGTAGAGTAATCCTATATTTTGGGGAGAAAATGACGATGATACGATGGGGTAAAAGACTGCTGGAAGAATTTACATACAGCGCTGTATCAAATAATTTTTGATGATACGCTGGTTTTGAATGTGGTTAGATGCGGTTCGAAGTGCTTAGATGTACACAACTCGTATATTATTCCTGCATTATTCCTGCACCAAAAACCTACATGATGAATTTCTCGTACTCCCACATTCGGATTCATTTGATTACTTGATCTTCTCGATTTCAGTTCGAAGCCAGTCCATATCGGGCTTGATGTAGTATTTCTCTGTGATGTCATCAATGTAATGGCCAAGTATTTTTTTCAAGGCATACTGATCGACCTCAGACTTCTTGGCCATGGTTGCGAACTGGACACGGCCATCATGTGGGCGATGATTTTTATTTAGCCCAAGAGCGTCGCGGGCTTCATTGAATCGAGCATAATAGCGGTCGTAGGTATAAGGCTTCCCGGGCTGGGTGTCGGACGGAAACATATATTTGCATCCGGACGAAACTGCTTCATTATAGTATCGCTCTATGAAATGAAAAATTTTCGAGTGGATCGGAACGACTCGGTTTTTACCGGAAATCGTTTTGGAGCCTCCATGAAATGTTTTATTATCCAGGTCGATGTCTGTAACTCGCATACTTAGCAGTTCATTAGGCCGCCATCCTGAGTAGAACTGTATCAGCGTGATGTCTAGATATGGATATTTCTCCAACGACTTCCAAATGAGAGCGACCTCTGCATCTGTATAAGGGATGTGACTTTTATCAACACGAGAGGTCTCTTCCTGGTCGATTCTGGAAAGCGAGAATGCTCGGGCATAGTTCTGATTGACCAGCTCATTTTGAACTGCGTAGTCATACATGAGATTGAGCAGACTCTTTATCCGGCCTTTCGCAGAGCGGGGAAGTTCGATTTCATCTCCGCTCTTGTATGTTGTGGCTTCATCAATGGCAAGCTTTAACTGAGGCACCCGCATCTGCTGAAGTTTTAGGTTGTGGATCTTGCGAAGGTACCTCCAGCAGCATTCGGTTTTCTCAACCATCTTATCGCCGACATGAGTTTTATAGTCGGCAAGCCACATCTGATAAAGCTTATCCATTGTGATGTCGCTGTCAAGACTATATGGATTTTTGTTGTATTCCACAAGCGCAAGATAGGCTTCATTGTAGGTTTCAAAATAAGACTGCGGCTGAAGCGGCTTGCAGATAGGACGGCCCTCCGAAGTCTTGTCTACGGTGACAAGGACTCTGAAGGGCTTTCTTAGATTACGCCCCTTTATCTCAGAAATCTGTCCAAATCCATTGGGCAGTCTACGGCGTTTATTTGCTTTTCTAGGATAGACCCGCGCATCTTTTTTCAAGGGGAACCCACAGTGTGGACAGACGAGCGCTTTGCTTGATATTTGCAATTCACACTCTGGACAGGTGGTCAACATAAGAAAAATACCTCCTTTTTGGCTCTGAATTCTATTCTAGATTAAACGATTCTATGTCATTTGTCAACTCTCCTATGTGAAGAAAAATAAAAACAGTACGCACTGCCCCGTTCTTTCCCTAAAATATGCTAATAGGACGTGATACGCTGTCCTTAGATATTTTTGAAGGGAGAACACAGTATGAATGAATTGATATTTCCGACCGGGTCAGTGCCTGTCTCCATCGCTGCCAGGGTATACGGAAGGGACCCCTCATGGGTGAGGGCGGGAATCATTGCGGGGTGGCTGCCCATTGGAAAAGCTACCCGAAACGGAAAACTTGTGACCGATGTGAAAGAGATGAACGCTAAACTCGGGCGTATCAACTTTTATATTTCGCCCAAGGCACTCTATGAGCAAACTGGATTTTTGTGGAGGGGTAAGCATGGCACACGTTGAACTTTCTGAGCGGAATCCCTACTATATCTCAAAGCATCGCTACTACGAGCTCAAGCACTTCTGCCTCCAATATCCCGAGTGGGAAGAAGCAATGGCACTCCTGAACGGATGGAAGTCGAGGCCGGAAGAACTGCAGACCGTCACGATGAGAGGAAGCCGCGTCTCGAATCCGACGGAGCAGGTGGGCATTGCGCGGGCCTTCTTTGCGAAGCGTATTGACCTCGTGAAGCACTGTCTCGATGAGGTAGAGCCGGCCGTAGCGCCCTTCGTTCTAAAAGGGGCTACAGAATGCGTACCTTATGATATTCTGCGCATTCAGGGCTGCCCCTGCTGCCGCGAAAGCTACTACGAGCAGTATCGGAAGTTCTTCTGGGTATTGAGTATCGAACGCGGGTAACGCGAAAATTTCAGGCTCCTTTATGGAGGTGATTTACATGAGTAATGATATGGATCGTGTATGGCAAGCAATGATAGAGGCTGCTTTGGAAGTGCAAAATGCTGTTATGAAATACTTAATGCGAAGGGCAGCAGCAGAGGCAGTCAAAATTCCTGAAGAATGCTACGACGAACAGATAACAAAGAAAGCTCATGATGTGACTGATAATTAAATTGAAAGAGCCGTGGAGAAATCTGCGGCTCTTTCTTTTTTGTGCAGGCGCGAAAAAATCATGATATATTATGGAGAAGATAGCTCAGCATGGTAGAGCGCCGCTTAACTGCGGAGGTCATGGGTCCAAATCCCATTCTTTTCTTTTTTTCCTATTCTAAGTTAGACGCGAAAAACTCTGCTTCTTTTATGGAAGAAGATGTCTTCCGAAGAACGAAAGGAGATTTTTACGATGCATTACAAGAGAGTAAAGGCTACTTACGACAGAGGTTATGTGAACGCAATGGACAAGATCCGTGTGTTTATCGAGAGCAACCAGAAAGTTATGTACATTGGTACAGGCGAGTATGCGAATGCCTCGACAGCACAGGTATCTTACACAAACGCGATAAACCTGATCCGGGCAAGTGGCCTGGTGCGAGCGGCTTGTAACAGAGGAGAATTATTTTTGATTCGCAACGACATCTGAGCCGTAAAGGGCTGTGGAGAAATCTACAGCTCTTTATTTTTCATCACGCACTGGACCGCCCGCAATGATATTTTGATAAAGGAGAAACGTATGGACACCTATTTCGTCTATCTTATTTTCGCAATGGTAATCGGCTTTGCACTCGGCATGATGTTCTGCCGTCACATAGGAGATGTCAATCATTCGGTCGGGGAGCTTATCATCGGTGAACCGGACGATCCCGACTGGCCGTATCTCTCGCTGAGTCTCGACGAGGAGGTGACAGATTTCGAGGGCGAGGAGTACGTTGTTCTGCGGGTAAATAAACTTGATCTCGCGCGAAAAAATCAGGGTGCTTAATGGAGAAAACTCCGAATTTACTTTGTAAAGGAGAATCAAAATGGAAAACTACGAAAACAAAGAATTGCTGAAAGACGCGGCGAAAAAATCGCTGGAAAGTCTCAAAGACATGAAGCCGGGTACGGACGAGTACGACAAAGCAGCAAACATGGCATTGAAGCTGTACGACATGCAGCTCAAGGATGAGGCGCAGGAAACCGAAAAGCAGCTGAAAGAGGACGAGTTCGTGCGGAAGGAACACGAAATCGAACTCGATCAGGCGAAAACGGCGAAATCGCGCAAGCTTGAGTGGGCAAAGATCGGCATGAAAGCTGTGGGCGGCGTGTTTACGGTTGGCTTGACTGTATACTGGTCGATCTGCGAGGCTGGCGGTGTGACGCAGCTGTCGAGAGCAATCGGTGAAGGAGTCCGTGAGATGAGAAAAGGCTTTATAGAAAAAGAGTAAAGGAGGAACCGAGGAGGGTCTGTGATGAAAATTGCAGACTCTCTTTATTTTTTTATGAGGTATCACAACGATGTTCCAAAGGAATGGACGAACTACTACGGAAGTGTATACCGATGCAACCATCCGGTCTATCGTGTGAGCACTTTATATTTTGAGCATGGGAAGGGGCTCTGCGTCATCCAGCAACGGTTTAATGAAAAAAGTAAAACTACATATTGGGGGCCGATAGACCCGTGGCTAGCAGATAAGATATACCTCCATGAAGGATTCAAGGAGTATTTTGACCACCATGCCAAGAGAAGAAATCAAAATGGCGAGTATCCGACGGTTACTGTCCGGCAGATCATGTGGGCGCTGCGGATGAAACCGCTCAAGAAAGAGCGATGGGAGACCGTATTCGACAGAAGCTTAATTTGAGAAAGGACGATTTGTATGTGCAAATATTGTGATGCAGGGGCTATGCTCAGAAGCAGCAACGTAGAGCTTCCCGGAGGACAGAAAGCTGCGATGGCACTTTTTATAACCTGGAGGAAAGAGGGGACTCCTATTATTCGGGCTAAAATCAACTATGGCACCAAGGATAAAAATTTTAGGGGTTATGCTGCCAGCCGTATTCCTGCTTGCACCGTGGAGATTAAATACTGTCCGTTCTGCGGAAAAAAGTTATTGAAAGACCCTATTTTTCCGCAAATGGCAGAAGAAAGTGCAATAGAAATCGCAAAAGATCCCGAGCACGGCCCGGCAATCTTATACTGGTTCAAATCGGAATCCGGCTATTGGGCTGTAGACAACAGAGACCATAGTGCATTTTCGATGTGCTTTTTGTCAAAAGAAGATTGCCTCGCATATCTCGCTGCGAACGCCTGACGCGAAAAATTCTCCTTATATTATGGGATAAAGCCCGAAACAAAGGAGAACGTATTATGAACGAATCTATTGGTAAGAAAATTTGGAACTATACGATTTCGGTCGGGCAAATTGTAACGACATTCCTGATCGGGTGCGCTGTGGCACTTGTGATGTGGCTGTTCGTACAGATTTTCCGGCCGTCGAAAGACTGCTATTTTACGATAGACCGGTAAACGACAAGAAGCTGGCTTTATCCAAAGAGAACTTATGGAAACATAGGCTCTTTCTTTTATATTTTTGGAGGTGCTTTATGAAATACTTTACGAACAACGAGATGAAGGAAATTGCTGTCAAATTTATGAAAGAGCGTGTGTTATATTATAAGTGGAACACCATGCTCTCTCTGCATGAAAAGTTTAACAGCAAGAGCAAAAAGCCCTACGAGCCGTTCGAGAAATGCTTGTCGGATTGGCTTCGGGCACGAGAGGAGTTTATGAAAGCAATTAACCATCAGTAAGTGCCACAGTAGTTTCAACGCGAAAATTTCAGTTTGCTTTATGGAGGTAAGAGGGCTTACATTGAAAGGAGAAAACCTATGATGAAAGCTATTAAGAACTTTATGAACGACTGGTTTAAGACACTGGGTTATGCATGTACGTGTACTGCCGTTATTTACGGAAGCATGTATGCATGGAATAAGTGGAAGGAAAAACGAGCACTCAAGAAGATGAAAGAGAGCAATCTGGAGGATAATATCTGATAGATACACGCCCTCTTATCTTTTTTCATTTTATTTTTGGAGGTTGAACAATGGAGGACATTATGATCATCCGCTCGGGCTTTATGCGCCGTATCATCTCGCAGATCATCAACAAGGCGCTGAAAAAGCAGATGCCTGGCATTGAGGTGGAGCTGAAGGACATTCAGGCAAACTGGCTGGACAAGGAACAGAAGGTACATGTCCATCTGGAATTGGACGCCGACGTAACGAAGGCTCAGCTCAACACCATTTTGAAGAATGCCGGGGTGCTGTGACGCGAAATTTTCAGTGCGCTTTATGAGATGGTTAGTCTCAGAATTATATTTTGGAGGTTGAACAATTATGAAGAAAGCATTGAAAATTGGTATTATGGGAATAATTGGATTTATGCTGTTTGTATATGGAGGACTGAACGGATACTGCATGGCATGGAGTAGACTCTATGATAGAGGAAACTACATTGGTGCAGACGGACTTTCTTATATTACAAGGCATACTTTCAAACCCGTATTTGCCAAGTACGTGGACTTCTTTATAGCAAGTTATGCCAAATTGAAGAACTGACTATGAGAGCTTACGAGAAATCGTAGGCTCTTTTATTTTTCAAAATGGAGGTTGATAGAAATGACTGTGGCCGAACGAGAAGAAAAACGGCGACTTACAAAAATTAAGGAATTAACGTATTTCACAGAGGCTCGAAATCACTTCTTTGATCGTCTGCGTTCCTACACGGGGAAGCAATCGATACTGTGTTCGGAGAACCCCGGATGGGATACGATTCGCAAGTGCGTGATGTGGACGTATGGTGAGTGCCTTGTGACCCATATGCCCGATGATAAAAAGGAAGAGGCCAATAAATTTGCAATTCAACTGATTGATCAGATGTACGACAAACTCGAAGAACAGGAGGTTGAACAATGAAATTGACGAAAACATGCGCGAAATTCCTGCGCAAGCACGGCGGAACCATCCTGGCAGTGGCGGCATCCGTAGGTGTTGGGCTGACTGCTTATGAGACCCACAAGGCGGCTGTGAAGGCGACCACGCTCGTGGTCATGAACAAGGATGAGCCTATGACGAAGAAAGAGGTCGTGCAGGAGTGCTGGAAGTTTTATATTCCTGCGGCGGTCCTTGGCGGCGGCACCATCGCCTGCATCCTTGGCTCCAACACGCTGAACAAAAAGCAGATCGCAAGCCTGAGCGCGGCTTACATGGCGCTGGGCAAGAGTTACCAGCAGTACCGCAGGCAGGTGGCAGAGCGCATTGGTGCGGAGGAAGAGGAAAAGCTGCGGATGGAGGCTGCAAAGGAGACGAAAGCCGAAGATGTCCAGCGAGACAAGGACGGCGATGTCATCCGGCTGTTCTATGAGCCCGCCTCAAAAAGATATTTTCATGCCACGATGTCCCGGGTCATTGAGGCATCTTATTACTTTAACCGGGAGCTGGCCACGAACGGCTGCATCTCGGTAAACGAGTGGTGCAATTATCTCTGCGCCGACGAACTGACCATAACACCCGAAGGCGACCAGATGGGGTGGTGCCTTGACCAGCTGATCTATGACTGGGACGCCTACTGGATGGATTTTGAGTACGACAAGCAGATGACCGACGACGGGTTGGAGTGCTATTATCTGGCACCGGCGCTTGACCCGGTAGAAAACTATCTTGATTATACGGAGGATACCTATCATGCATAAAATCAACTGGTGGAAAGTGGCAAGCATCGCACTGCTGGCAGGAAGCGCACTGCTGGGCTTTGGGCATGACCTGATCGAGGACCAGAAGAGCGAGGACGAACTGCGCGACATGGTGCAGGAAGAAGTGCAGCGTCAGCTGGCTGAAAAGAACAGCACGAACTGACGCGAAAAATTCAGTCTGCTTTATGGAAGAAGATCCAAACTGAACAAATAAAGGAGATTTGAATTATGTATAATCGCAACTATTACGCTCAGGTGGATGATGCTATGATGAAGTTATGGAAGGACTTCGGCAGGAGACTGCTGCGCGTGCTGGATGGCACGATGCGGTATGTGCTGACCCTGCCGATTCGGCTGTACGAATACATCTACGACACCATCTCCGGAGAACTGGAAAGTCAGCGTGGAAGCAGGATTCGGTTTCAGAACTTGAAACGGGATGGACACATCTGAAAAAGGCTGGAGCTGTAGAGAAATCTACGGCTCTTTCTTTTTATAAACCCATTGATATTTTTGGAGGTACGAACATGAACTTGAAAGCACTGACCAAAACGGCGAGGAGGACCCTCAGCCGGAACAGCTCGAAGATCTTACTGGGCTTAGGCATCGCAGGCGCGTTTACGGCGGTCGGCTTTGCGATCTCGGCAACGCCCAAGGCCATGATCCTGCTGGAGGAAAAAAAGCAGGAGCTGGGGGTCGAGAAGCTGGACGCCAAGACCATCATCAGGACGGCAGCACCGGTATACATCCCCACAGCCATCTCTATGGGCATCTCGACCGGCTGCATCATCGCAGCGAGCAGCGTCAACGACCGGAGAAACGCTGCGCTGGCGGCAGCTTACACCATGTCGGAGACGGCTCTGCGGAGTTTTCAGGACAAGGTCGTGGAGACGGTCGGGCCGGAGAAGGCGAAGGAGATTAAGGAAGCTGTTGCGCTGGACAATATGGCGAAATGCCCGGAGCCGAAGAATCCTCCTGTGGCAACGCCCCAGAAGCCCGGCGTCGGCAACGACTTTTATAACGAACCGGTCAAATGCTGGGAGAGCCTTTCCGGGACATACTTTTTCACGTCCAGAAACATGCTGGAAAAAGCCGTCAACGGCGTGAACAAGCAGCTGCTCAGCGATTTCCGGGTCACCGAAAACGACCTGTTCGACTATCTGGGCATAGACCACAACAGGAACGGCGACCTTCTGGGCTGGGACACGGAAACGACTCTGGAAATCAACACCTTCTATACATCGAAACTGGATGAGGATGGAACGCCCTGTCTTGTGCTGGATTACAGCACTCCTCCCAAGTGGCTGGGGTATTGATATTTTCAGACCCCGGCGCGAAAAATTCAGCTTGCTTTATGGAGGTAATACTCCGACATTATAAACTTATTTATAAGAAAGAGGTAACAAAAATGGACGAAATGAACAACGTGACTATGGAGAACGAGACTTCTATGATGGAGAACGCTCCTGTTGAGAACTTGGTTCCCGTTGAGGCGGAGAACTATACTTCGGACTGCGGCTGTGAGAGCAATGCAAACCTCGATCTTGGCAAGATCGTCAAGATCAGTGTTGGTGCTGCGCTGCTCATCGGCGCTGGTGTGAAGTATGGCATCCCTGCTGCAAAGAAGGGTTTCAAGCACATCAAGGAGAAGATGGCCAGCAAGAAGGCGAAGAAGGACGAGGTCATCGACGTGGAGTCGACGGATGTGACTTCTGACGAGGAAACTTGTGAAGAGGAGAACTAATGTCAGATAAAGCGAGAGCTGTAGAGAAATCTGCAGCTCTTACTTTTTTATTTTGAAAAGGAGAAGCATAATGGCACAGGTGGATATGCCCAAGAATGATTTCAATACGGCCCAGGGCGAACCCAAGAAGAAGTTCGACAAGGTCGTAAGGGGAAAGGTCACGCTCAAGGAGCAGAACGACATCCAGAAGATCGCCAATGATTTTCTTGCAGAGGACCTCAAGACCGTCAAAGACCGCATCATCGCGGAGTATCTAATCCCGATGCTGAAGAACGGGCTTTGCAGCATCTTTAATTCCGCCATCAACATCGCTCTCTGGGGCGATGACCGCAGCCGCAGCTCGTCTACGAATTACAGCATCTCCAGCCGGCAGCGTAACAGCTACGATCGCTACTATCAAGACGGGCAGAGCAGCCGCCCTGGAACATCCGGACGCCCGGCAAGAACGCTTCAGAATCTGGATTTCGAAGTGCGCTACGACGCAGACGGCACACTGAACGAGATGTACGATGCCCTGCGCAAGTACAAGCAGGTGTCTGTAGGCGACCTGTGGGACATGATGGGTGTCTCGAACGAGTCCACCGACTACAATTACGGCTGGTACAACCTCGATGGAGCGTACATCAAGGGCATCCCGGGCGGGTACCGCCTTGTTCTGCCCCGTCCGATTCCCCTCAGCTGAGATAGAAAGGATTGATATTTTATGAAAATTCTGAACAGCATCAAGAAAGATGAAATCGTCAACGCTGTGACTCGCACGGCGTCCAAGTACGGCTACAGGCTCAAGAAGGCCAGCCCGACCATTATGATCATCAGTGCGGCAGTCTGCGGTGTTACGGCTACTGTTATGGCCTGCAAGGCGACCATCAAGGCACAGGACATCATCGAAGAGCATAAGGCCGACGTCGCAACGATCCATAAGGCAAAGGAGCAGATCGAGAACGGCCAGATCATCCTGAACAAGGATGAGACATATACCGAAGAGGATGTCAAGAAGGACATCACGGCCGTCTACATCCAGACCGGCGTGAAGCTCGCCAAGGCATATGCTCCCGCTGTGAGTCTCGGCGCGATCGCACTCGGCTGCATGTTCGGCTCTCACACTATCATGAGCAAGCGGAATGCAACCCTCACGGCTGCCTACATCGCTCTGGACAAGACCTTCAACGAGTACAAGTCCCGCGTTACCGAGCGCTTCGGCGACCGTATCCAGCATGAGCTCGAGCACAATATCAAAGCAGTTGAAGTCGAGTCCACTGCGAAGAAGGATGATGGCACCGAGGAGGTCATCAAAGAGTACAAAGACATTGCCTCCAAGCATGAGAGCCCTTACAGTCTCCTGTTCGACGAGAGCGTCGATACATGGCAGCCCGATGCAGACCTGAACCGAAACTACCTGCTCATGGTCGAGAGCGCTGCCAACAAGCGGCTCAAGACGCAGGGGCATCTTTTCCTGAACGAAGTGCTTTCCATGATCGGCACCTATGGCGGCGTCACTATGCGGAGACCCGAAGGTCAGCTCGTGGGTTGGCTTTACGACCCGAACGACCCGACAAAGCAGAACTGCGTTGACTTTCATGTCACCAACTATGCTCTCGGAAAAGAACAGCTCAACAACTTCATCGATGGCTGGGAGCGTTCTGTCATGATCGTGTTCAACTGCGACGGCGTCATCATAGACAAGATCTGAGATTGATATTTCGGAGGGATAGCTATGACCAGAATTGTAAAGAGACTCTCTTATGTGTTCGCAGTCATGGCCGGGGTGTGCTTTGCTTCCGGTCTGGCTGTTCTCGCGGAGTGAAAGGGACGTTGCTATGGACAGTTTGGAAAACGTATTCCTGTTTCTGGACTATCTGACCGACACGAAACGTAAGCGGCATGTCGTGGGAGGCGTTCTTATGAGCGTCTCCCTTTTCTTTGGCGGACTGGCGTTTACCTTTATGAGCATAAAAGGAGAAGACAATGAACAGAACGATTCGTGATATTTTGTTCTTCGGAGCGGGCGTCAGCACCGGCGTGTGTATCATGCATACCCTGTTCCAGAAGAAGTATCGGGATTACTATGACGAGCGGTATGAGACTGATCGCCGCCATCTCCAGGAGAGGGAAGCCGATATGGAAAAGGAAATCGAAGAGAAAGCCACCCAGAAGAGCTTCGAGCAGCTGGCCGGGAAGTATCGGACGGAGTCTGACCCGGAGGTGAACGAGGACCACGAGTCGATCGAGATCATTCAGCCGGACGATTTCGGCGGGGATGATGAATACGAGACCTGTTTCCTCTCGTACTACAGCGACGGAAAGCTCGTCATCGACGGCGAGGACACTCCCCTTGACGAGGACTCTGTCGCGGATATGATCGGCACGGAGGCGCTGAAGAACTTCGGGGTGTATATGCCGAGCACAGTACATGTCCGGAACCACAAGTATATGAAGGACTACGAGATCCTTCAGGTCCGGCAGAACTTCTGCGACGTATATCAGAATGAGGAGGACTAATGATATTTTCGAGTCTGGCGGAGCAGTATTATGACTGGCTCTACAAAAGTGTGTGCGGTGAATGGGAGCCCCGGAACCTCTCATTTCACCGGCTCCTGATGTTTCTTTATAACAGAAACTATGTTCCGGCCTGTGAGATGGATATTTCCAGAGCAGCAGACGGCACGAATCTCCGGTATCGTTTCGCAACGGAGAATGATATTTCTTACGCAAGGATCGATTCGGCGTTTACGGGCATCCCGTGCAGCATGCTCGAGATGATGGTTGGGCTTTCCATCCGGATCGAGGAGCATATCCTGGAGGACTCTTCGGCCGGGAAGAGAACAGGGCAGTGGTTCTGGAACATGGTCGTCAGCCTCGGTCTGGCTGCTATGGATGACCAGCGCTTCGACGAAGAGCGGGCAGAATCCGTCATTGAGCGATTCAGCAGAAGAGACTATAAGCCGAATGGTGCCGGCGGGCTCTTCACGCTTTCCAGGCCCACCGAAGACATGCGCACTATTGATATTTGGTATCAGCTCATGGGCTGGCTGGCGGAAAATGAAGCCTGATATTTATGTATCGAAAATCTGCATCACGATGGAAGGAGTCATTGAACAATTTATCGATGATGAAAGAGTTTTGATGCGGATCACATCGTGCCGAAACACAGAACACATTGGTCGGCTGATATTTACCGACCTGAATTACTGGAGGAAAATGAACAATGGAAATGATGAATGTCATGTACGAACTGGCGACCACCAAGTCGGCTCTTGAGATTGCGGAGACGACCATCCGGAAGCAGCGCGGCAAGCTGCTGCAGAAGAATATCCTCATCGCGGGGCTTCTCTGGTTTGGCTTTACCGCCTGCAGGATGCTGGGCGAGGTCGATAAGAAGCTCCGGGACGCGGAGACTCACGTGCGCGAAACGGAGGCGGAGCTTGCGATGATGCATCACAACTACGACCTGCATGGCGAGGAGCAGAAAGACGCACCGGCTGCTCCCGAAAAAGATACCTGCTGTGACGGCTGCGCCACGATCACGAAAAAAGACGTATAAGCATCGCAGAAAGGAGGAAATCAAGTCATTATGATAGATTTCCTTATGATCGCAACGCGGACCGGAAAGCGCGGTGTGATCGAGATATATCCGAAATTCATCATTAAACGGTCGAAAGACCTTATGATCCGAGGCTCGGATTTCTATGCGATCTGGTTGGAAGAACGTGGATTGTGGAGCACGGACGAGCAGGATGCGCTGCAGCTCATCGACCGGGAGCTTGATATTTACGCAAATGAGCACAAAGAGCTGTTTGACGGCGGCTCTAGAGTGCTTCATATGTGGGATGCCGAGTCCGGAATGATCGACAACTGGCACAAATATTGCCAGAGGCAGATGCGAGACAATTATCATACGCTTGACGAGACATTGATATTTGCAAACACCCCTGTCAAAAAAGAGAGCTATGCATCCAAACGGCTGCCGTATCCACTGGAAGCAGGAAGTATCAGTGCCTATGAAGAACTCATGAGCACTTTATATTCTCCCGGAGAACGTGAGAAGATAGAATGGGCCATTGGCGCGATCGTCGATGGCGATTCGAAGAAGATTCAAAAGTTCCTCGTGCTCTACGGCCCGCCCGGAAGCGGTAAATCCACTATTCTGAACATCGTGCAGAAACTTTTCGAAGGATATTGGTCGGTTTTCGACTCTAAAGTGCTAGGCTCATCCTCGAACGCTTTCGCACTGGAGGCATTCAAGACGAACCCGCTTGTTGCAATCCAGCACGACGGCGATCTGTCGAGGATCGAAGACAACACAAGACTGAACTCGCTGGTCTCTCACGAGACGATGCTGGTGAACGAGAAGTTCAGGAGCCAGTATGCGAGTCAGTTCAAGTGCTTTATGTTCCTTGGCACGAACAAGCCGGTCCGGATCACAGATGCCAAGTCGGGCCTGATCCGAAGACTTATCGATGTCGAGCCGAGCGGCGAAAAGATTCCGGCCAAAAAGTATCGGGACCTTGTTAGTAAAGTTGACTTCGAGCTTGGTGGGATCGCCTGGCACTGCAAGGAGATCTACGAGGAAAACAAGCACCTCTACGACGAGTATGTTCCCACAAGGATGCTCGGAGCATCGAACGATTTCTACAACTTCATGTTGGATTCCTACTATGAGTTCAAGAGGTCGGATGGCGTATCGCTCAAGCGGGCCTGGGCAATGTACAACACCTACAATGAGGAGGCAAAGGTATCGTATCCGTACTCCCGGCGCGCTTTCCGTGAGGAGTTGATGAACTACTTTACGGATTACAAAGAGCGTTCAGAAGATATGAACGGGGAGAGAGTCCGCAGTTACTACAGCGGATTCCGAGCCGACAAGTTCAAGGAGTTTCTTGAGCAGCCGAAGGAGGAACGGCCGCCGGAAGAAGCGCATATTTCGTGGATCGAGTTCAAAGAGCAGCATTCTCTCTTCAATGATATTTGCAGGGACTGTCCGGCACAGTACGCGACTGAAGAAGGCACTCCTATGCAAAAATGGGAGAATGTCAGAAGTAAGTTGTCAGAGCTGGACACTTCGAGACTTCACTATGTGAAGGTTCCAGAGAATCACATTGTCATCGACTTTGATATTAAAGGACCTGATGGCAAGAAAAGCTTCGAGTTGAATCTGGAGGCTGCATCAAAGTGGCCGAAAACGTACGCGGAACTCAGTAAATCTGGTGCGGGCATCCACCTGCATTATATTTACAGCGGGGACGCAACGAAGCTCAGCAGAGTCTACGATGAAAACATCGAGATAAAGGTGTTCACTGGAAATTCTTCTCTTAGAAGAAAGTTATCGAAGTGCAATGATATTTCCGTAGCGTCTATCAGTAGTGGCTTGCCATTGAAGGGAGAAAAAATGGTTGACACGAAGCAGATCCAGAATGAGAAGCATCTTCGCATTCTGATTAAGAAAGCACTGGCCAAAGAGATCAGTCCCTACACAAAACCGAGTGTAGACTTCATCGCTCACATTATGGATGAGGCGTACGAGGGAAATGTCCCGTACGATGTCGATGACATGCGCAATTCGATTCTGGCTTTCGCTGCAAACAGCACGAATCAGGCTGAAGCATGTTTGAAAGCAGTATCGAAGATGCATTTCAAATCGAAGGAAGAGGTGAAAGACTCTCGGGCCGGCGAGAATGAGACCCCTATCGTATTCTTCGACTGTGAGGTGTTCCCGAACCTTTTCCTCGTGAACTGGAAGTTTGCCAAAAATGACCTCATTCACAGGATGATCAATCCCAGCCCGGAAGAAATTGAAGCCCTTACGAAATATCGGCTTATTGGTTTCAACAACCGGAAGTACGATAACCACATTCTCTGGGGGAGGATGATCGGCATGTCGAATGAGCAGCTCTATGCGCTTTCGAACCGCATCATCAACGAACATACCGGTTTCTTCGGCGAGGCGTACAATCTGTCCTACACTGATATTTACGACTTCTCGTCCAAAAAGCAGAGTCTGAAGAAGTTCGAGATCGAGCTGGGTATTCATCATCAGGAACTTGGCTTACCGTGGGACCAGCCGGTGCCGGAAAGCCTCTGGGATAAGGTCGCTGAGTATTGTGACGATGATGTCATTGCCACGGAAGCCGTCTTCTATTCCAAGAAGCGGCAGGCAGACTTCGTTGCTCGTGAGATTCTGGCAGACCTTGCCGGGATGACGGTCAATGACACGACCAACACGTTGACTACTCGCGTCATCTTTGGAAAAGAGAAGCACCCGAAGCTTGTCTATACTGACCTTGCAACGGGCGAACAGGACACTTTGACTGAGGTTGAGCCTGATATTCTGGTCGGGAAGAACATCATCAATGCTTTCCCGGGTTACGAGTGGGTCAAGGGCGAGGATGGTCGGATGCACAATATGTTCCGTGGCACGGATTTGGGCATGGGCGGCTATGTCTATGCAGAGCCGAACATGTACTATAATGTGGCGCTTCTGGACGTGGCGTCGCTGCACCCGCATTCCGCCGTTGCAATGAACTACTTTGGCGAATACACCAAGCATTTCAATGACCTGATGGAGGTTCGAATCCATGTTAAGCATGGCGAGTACGATAAGGCCAAGGAACTCTTTGGCGGAAAGCTGTCCAAGTATCTGGACGACCCTGCGCAGGCGAAAGCTTTGGCGCAGGCACTGAAAATCGCCATTAACTCTGTCTACGGCCTGACCAGCGCGACCTTCGACAATCCTTTCCGGAACCCCAAGAACGCCAACAACATTGTGGCGCTTCGAGGGGCTTTATTTATGCGTACTTTGCAGGATGAGGTACAGCAGCGTGGGTTCACGGTCGCCCACATCAAGACCGATTCCATCAAGATCCCCGGTGCAACGCCGGAGATTATTGACTTCTGCATGAAGTTTGCGGAGAAGTATGGATATACCTTTGAGCATGAGGCTACTTACGAGAAGATGTGCCTCGTGAACAATGCGGTTTATATCGCAAAGTACATGGATGCGACGGACTGCAAGGCGCAATATGGATACGTTCCTGAGGATAACGAGAAGGAAGGCGGTAAGTGGACGGCAACCGGAACCCAGTTCCAGATCCCGTATGTCTTTAAGACATTGTTTTCCAAAGACCCGATCCAGTTCGAGGACCTTTGCGAGACGAAGAGTGTCTCCAAAGGTGCCATCTACCTCGATAAAAATGAGGGACTGGCGGAAGGTGAGCACAATTATATTTTCGTTGGCCGCGTCGGTCAGTTCTGTCCCATCGTCAAAGGAGCTGGCGGCGCGCTGCTTCTGCGGGAATCGGGCGTTGACGATGCAGGCAATCGGAAATATGCATCTGTGACGGGCGCAAAAGATTACCGGTGGCTCGAAAGCGAGATGGTTTATCAGCTTCATATGGAGGAGTCCATTGACAAGGAATACTTCAATAAGGAAGTTGATGATGCCGTCAAGGAAATCGCCAAATATGGTGATTTTGAGTGGTTTGTTGCGGATGATTCGGGTGAACCGCCTTGGCAGAAGCCTGATATTCCGTGGGACGATGTGCAGGACGAAGCTGCACAGAATTTTAATGTAAGATAAGGAGATTGATATTTTATGGCAAACAAGCTGTATGATTCCAAAGGACAACTGATTGGCTATATCGCAACCGTCACCTTCGATAAGAATCTGTCCGACGGCCTGACGAGGGTGGTTCTTCATACTGGCCACGAACTCACATTTCGCCCGGGCGATCTGATCGCTGATCGGGGCGGTAATTGGCGTATTCGCTATAGAGGGCTCAATTCGGGTAAGAAGAGCACTTCTGCTACGAACACCGCTGCTATCAAGGATGCTATCTTTGCTCCTCCGGCCACGATCGTTTACTGGTCGGATGGTTCCAAGACCGTTGTGAAGTGCAGCGAGAAGGATGTTTTCGACCCGGAGAAGGGGCTGGCCATGGCAGTTGCAAAGCGTTGCGGCGGCAACAATGGCAGCTATTACAAGGAGATCCGGAATTGGGTAGAGAAGAGCGGGAAGAAGTATCCCGGGAAGCCCTATACGGAAAGCTCTTCTGTCGAGAATGATGCGCTCAAGAAGTACATCGCTCAGGCAAAGAAGAGCTACGAAGCAGCTTTGGAGGCGGCAGCAAAGGGCAATCCTGCGAATTTTCTGTCTACGATGGGCCAAGTGTCGGCCGCGCTTTCCATGCTGGAACTCGAAATCAACAAGTAAAAGGAGACTGATATTTATGTACACCAAGCGCCAGAAAGTCAATATTGACGACACCCGTTTCATCTTTACCACCAACTTCTCCGGCGACCCGAGCCGTGACCGCTTTGGCTCCAGCACTCGGCGTGTCAACGTGGTGATCCCGACTCAGGAACTGGCTGACCAGCTTTCCGCTATGGGCGTCAATGTCAAGCAGACTCACCCGAACCCTGAGCGCACCTACGATGAGCCCTATGTGCCCACCCTGTACGTGCCGGTCAATGTCAACATGGATTCCAAGTGGCCGCCTCGGGTTTACTGGGTCACAACTGCTGGCAAGCGGCTGCTCTGCAATGCGGATACTGTTGGCCAGCTCGACTTCATCCGGGTCAAGAACGTCTGTGTGCAGGCAAACCTGGCGGAGAAGCGTAATTTCCCCGGTGAGTACAGCCTTTATGCGGATGTCATGTACGTCGAACAGGACGCCGATGCTGATCCGTATGCCGAGCGTTACGCTAAGTATGATATGCCCGCTGTCGAGCCCACCGAAGGGCCTGACCTGCCGTTCTAAGAAGGAGGAATGAAATGAAAAAGCTGTTTATTAGCTGCCCGATGAAAGACCGTACCGAAGCCCAGATCCGTGGGACCATGATGCAGATGCACAACATTGCCGAGGCTGTCTTCGGCGAAGAGCTGGAAGTTATCCAGACCTATATTCCTGATCCTCCGAGTGGCATGAACCAGGCACTCTGGTGTCTCGGCGAAAGCATTAAGATGCTGTCTGAGGCAGATTACTTCATCGGCGTGTACGATGAAGCGAAGGCATACCGTGGCTGTGCGATCGAGAACCAGGTCGCAAAGGCTTATGGCATTCCCAGTTACACCATCAACCTGAGTTACGTGGCCCATGACGTTGTCGAAGCACGGGCAAAAGAGGCTCGTAAGTATAGCTGCTTCGGCTACTGATCTATGATATTTCGAGTGCCAGGGTTGGTCTCTGGTTGAATGCACCAGTCCTATGAGTGCCCACGTCGCAAATGGCGTTCTCAGCAGGGGACAGCTCGATTAATATTTATGAATGATTTGGAGGTTGATGTCATGAAACGAATCAAAGTGCTCCGTATCAAAGCGCATTGCTATCCTGAAATCGTCCGGATTCCGCTCGGTCTGGACTCCTTGCAGAAGGAAGTTGGCGGACCTATTCAGGCGGTATATCCGTGGGATGATCCCGTGGCACTGATCTGCAATGAAGAAGGTAAACTGGATAGCGATGCCGTGGAGCATTATAACCGGGTTCTCGCAACTGAGATTGGTGTGCCTTACGACATCGTTGTAGGGACATTCCTGATCGTTGGGCTTACGGAAGACGATTTCGGATCACTGAGCCCGGAGCTTCTTGAGAAGTATGAGAAGCTGTTCCATGACCCGGAAGAATTTTCCGTTCGGACGGATGCGCATGGAAAGATGTGTCTGGATGTTCATCCTTGCAAACCGGAGGACGGCGCGAAATAATCAGCCTGCACGAAGAGCCGTAGAGAAATCTGTGGCTCTTTTCTTTTGGGATAGTAGCTTAGTCAGGTTCAAAGCAGCCAGCTCATAACTGGTTCATCGCGGGTTCAAATCCTGCCTGTCCCACCAGCGGAAAACACCTATATAAATACATAAAAGGAGGATGAAAAGATAATGGTCACAGTAACCGACAAAGTCTGCATAGCATGCGGCAAGGAATTGAAAAATGTCCCGGTAGCGACTGTCTTTTGCCAGGAATGCAGGAAAAAGCGCAGAAGAGAGCTTATGGATGAGAAAATCGCGCAGGAACGGGCCAAGCGTGCTTCTGAAAAAGCAGAGATGGATGCGTTCAAGCCGAAAGCAAAAAAGAAGTATGAAGGGCCTAGTCTTCAGGAAATCATGCATGAGGCAACGAAGGAGGGACTTCAGTATGTCGCTTATTGCAAAAAGCACGGGCTCCACTAAAAAGAAAGAACTCTGGAAGGTTTTCCGTAAAAATCGGAAGGAACTCTTTGCTTATACTGTCCGAGGTGAAGGAGAGGACGAAGAGGAAGCAACAATTTCGCTTCTTGCGTATGAGAATCATTGCCGGGAAAAAGACATCCGTGTGATGCTGGAAATGAGGTGATCAGGCTGATGGCAGGAGTTACGCTCTATGACTACCAGTTGGATGCAGTAGACCGAATGAAAATCGGATGTATCTTGTGCGGAGGCGTTGGGAGCGGAAAATCAAGGACGAGTTTGGCGTTTTACTACAGACTCTATGGCGGACAAATAAACACAAAAGAATATGCAAGGATGACAGAACCACCGGATCTTTATATCATCACCACGGCTCGAAAACGAGATACTGGCGAATGGGACGAGGAATTGGCTCATTTCTACATGGGGACGGACCCGAAACTTGATATTTACGAGCATACGGTCGTCGTAGACTCGTGGAACAATATTGGGAAGTACGTTGGCGTGAAGAATGCGTTCTTCATATTTGACGAACAGCGTGTTGTTGGACGTGGAAGCTGGGTCAAAGCGTTTCTGAAGATCACAAAGGAAAACGAATGGATCTTGCTTAGTGCCACCCCCGGAGACTGCTGGACGGATTATATTCCGGTCTTCGTTGCCAACGGATTCTTTAGGAATCGGACGGAATTCAACAACCAGCATGTAGTATATAGCCAATACTGCACGAAATATCCTAAAATTGAGCGGTATCTGAACACACAGCGACTTGTAAGGCTGCGGGAACGGATTCTGGTTGACATGGACTTTGAGCGGTCCACAGTGTCACACCATGAGAATATTTTCGTATACTACGATAAGCCGAAGTATTTGCAAATCTGCAAGAACCGCTGGAATCCTTGGGAGGATAGACCAATAGAGACAGCCAGCGAGTTCTGTTATTCGCTGCGGAAACTGGTCAACTCGGATCGGAGCCGGCAGCAGGAAGTCCTTGATATTTGCATAACACGGCCAAGAGTGATTATATTCTACAATTTCGACTACGAGCTGGATATTCTACTCGGGTTGAACTACGGCACAGGGGTTGAGGTTGCTCAGTGGAATGGCCATAAGCATCAGCCAATTCCTGATGGCGACAGGTGGATTTATCTCGTGCAGTACAACGCCGGGGCAGAGGGCTGGAACTGCATCAAGACGGACACCATTATATTCTACAGCCAGAACTACTCCTATAAGATTATGGAGCAGGCTGCGGGGCGGATTGACCGGCTGAATACGCCCTACAAGAACCTGTACTACTACCATTTGAAGAGCAGAGCAGGCATTGACTTGGCTATTAGTCGAGCTCTGAATTCGAAGAAAGCGTTTAACGAAAGGAAATTTTATGGAGAATGATGTTTATGAATTACTGAGGGCTTCGGGTATTACTTACGAAAAAATAGCTGAAATTTTCAATGCTCTCGCCGAGGTCTGCGAGAAGATTGGTGCGTGGGCTGAGGATTTACTCGGAGTGATTGAGGAGAAGCTTTCAAAGTTGGCTCCAAAGAAACTGCGACCTAATTATAAGGACAAGTGCAAAATCCGGTGGCTGGATATTCCCAATAAGGTTATGCAGGGAAGAATCAGGAGGTTCTGCTAATGAGAAATATTTCAAAGAAAAATAGAAAGAAGCTTGTTAAAGTTCTCAATGCTAATTGCCATTGAACGAAGACTTTCAACGATTCCATCATGACATTTTATCCATATCAGAGTAGTCCGTTATCTGCTGTTTGGAAATATCTGGTCAGAAGGCCTGATGGTGTTTTTATTGGGCGTTTTCTAATTCTACCAGAGGAGCCACTGATTCCGGTTAATGCAAGATACTGTCTGATTCATTGCCCGGAGCAACTTTTTAATCCAAGAGCTCACATTGAAATCAATAAGCAAATTGTTCAAAGACTTAGGGAGTGTTCTCAACTTTATGCTATTGAGTATACATGGAAGAAACATAAATGATTAAGGATTCTGGCGACCGCACCGAATTCGAAACCGGTGCCGGGCGCTAAGCTCGAAGAAAGCATTCAACGAGAGGAAATTTTATGGAGGCTGAAAATGCTGGAAACCATACATGACATCTGTAACTGCACAGATATTGCTCAGCTAAAGGTACAGCGCGAATCGTATCGTGCCGAACTTGTTGGATATTGCAAAGTAAATCCCTTGTGCGCAGGAATAGTGATGAAAATGGCTTCTGACAAGGAATTTCTGCGTTTTATTTCGCTCATATCAGCAAGAACCGTCTTAACCACTCGAATCAATGAACTGGAGGAGAAAACAAATGATTAAAGATTCTGGCGACCGCACCGAATTTGAAACCGGTGCCAAGCGTGATATGCATGCAGGGAAAGGACGGATGGACCTTCTGCCCTGGTATGGCATTATGGAGGTCAGCAAGCACTGCGAGGAAGGTGCATTGAAGTACGGCGAGCACAACGTGGATAAGGGTATCCCGCTGCATTCGCTGCTGGACAGTGCTGCACGACATCTGGCCAAATACATGGTCGGAATGGACGATGAGGACCACCTGCGCGCTGCCTGCTGGAATCTGCTCTGGGCTCTGAACCAGCGGGAGACCCATCCGGAGTTGGATGATAGGTTTGTGGTCAAGGAGAAGAAAGCGGCAAATGATAAGAAATCGTCCAAAATGGTCTTGACTAAATGTGCCAACTGCGGCAAGGAGTGGCCTGTGAGGGAAGATGACTGGGTACGCATGTGTGCATGGTCTTTTAACCTCAAGCGCGACAGTGCTATCACTCGTTGCCCGGATTGCCGTGAGGTGACACGTATTTATAAGGTGGGAGAGGTGAGCACTGATGAATAACTGGATGCGTGAGGTTCGCTACGACCTCTACTGTCCGAAGTGCAAGAGCTTCAAGGTGCTGGAGACGGACGAGCCCTGCAACGAGTGCATGACGGAGTGTGCGCGGGAGGGTACTGTGAAACCGCTGAACTTCAAGGAGGCTAAGGTTAGAGTCAAGTAAGGCGCGAAAAAATCTCCGCATATTATGGAGGTGATTTATATGAAACACAAAACCAAGATTGTGTTACTTTATCAGAAACTTGACGGGCAAAAGTTAGATAAAGCGCTAAAAGCACGGAATTTAACTAGACAGGAACTGGCTGATCAAATTGGAGTATCAAGAAGATCAGTTCAGAGCTGGATAACTGGTTCAGTGCCAAGGAGTGAACATCTGGCCAAAGTTTGCTGGAGTCTGAAAATAACGGAAAAAGAATTGGTGAAAAAGAAGTTTAGAATCATTATCTACAAATAAGAGAACTGAGCCGTGAAGAAATCTGCGGCTCTTTATTTTTACAAGAAGGGAATAAGAAATATGCTTCAGAAAATTATCGTGTTCGTTATCAATTTCCTGACGCTCAGCTCGCCCTGCGGTTGGATGATGGATATTCTCAAGGATACCCGCAAGTATAAATTCTATAATCCTCTGCGGGAGCTGGAAATCGCTGAGAATCACTTCAGTATATGTCGGCGGCTATTTTCGAGCTGTGCTCTGTAGAGAGCAGGGTCAAGAGATTGACTGGAGGTGTTATACTGTGACGTACTACCATCAGATTTATCGTTGTCGCAAATGTGGGAATGAGTTCTGCCCGGTGACGGTACATACCGAGACTGTCATGTATATTGAGCTGAACAATTTTCTGAACAGGGTCAATGGCGAACTCGAGTGGGATCACAAAGAGATGCCTTTAGCACCGAGGCTGTATAGGGCGCATACATGCCCGAACGGTGACATTGGCGTTGGGGACTTCATCGGGTACCAGAAGGAGGAGCAATGAGTATGTATGAAAAGATCGGCAAGTTTATTGGCGGCGTTCTGGCGGTTACTATCACGGCCTGCGCGTGGCTGATAATCATTGCGTTTACCCTGAAATGCCTGTGGTTTATTATCTTCAGGTTCTTGGGGTGAGGTGAATGATGGATAGTGATATTCGTTGGATAGCCGACCTGGTAGATGCAGGAAAAATCACAGTTGACCAGGCAAGAGAGATAATAAACGCCGAAACGATTGATATTTTATATGCAAATAATGAGCCGTGCATCATTCTGATTCGCAATGCCGGCGAACCAACGAAGGAGATCGGGATATATTCTGAGGATTCCGAAACTCATAAGCTGGAAATGGTAAAAGTCAACGCTACGCTGCAAGATGTAGTTGAACAATGCATTCGCAATGAAATCAGCTACCAAGATGCTCAGCTATGGTGTTTGGCGAATAATATTTCATTTCGCAAATTTGACCGATGGCTGTACTATACACTGCGGGGTAAAGAAAGAGATATTCCGTCAGAGCCTGTGTATTGGCTGCACCGACTCGCTTTATTTTTTAAGCGGTGTTTTGATTGGTTGCTCAATTTGATTCTGGAGGTTTTTACATGAATGAGTCATTTGGAACTTGTACTCAGTTAGCTAGAAGGTGCGCTGTTTGTCCTAAAGTCTCTACCTGTGATCATAAAAGAATGGAGCATCTTGGATATATTATTCCAATCCCAGATCTTAATGTCAGTATTGTTGTCACAAGAGCCAATGGAAAGAGGCTCGGTCAGCTCGAAATGGTTGATTCACTGATGAAAAGGAGATTTAATTATGAAAATTATTGAACCAAAATACGAAATCCTCACTGATATTTCTGAGGGCGGCATCAAAGAGCTCCAGCAGATCGAGCGGGTGGCCCGGGTCTGCTACAAGAGCGAGGACAAGATCACGCCGGCCGGTGAGTCGGCAAAGAAACTGGTGGGCTTTCTGGTGAAGCAGGGGCATGAGGCTATGCTGGAGCATTCGCAGCTGTCCGTGCTGTTTACCTGTGACCGGGCCATTGCCAATGAGCTGGTGCGGCACCGCATCGCGAGCTTTGCACAGGAGAGCACCCGGTACTGCAATTATGCAGGAGAGAAGTTTGGCGGGGAACTGAGCTTTATTCGGCCGTTTTATATTCCTAACGAGCCTAATGAAAATGCAATCAACGCAGCTTCTTCGACAGAAGAATTTATAAAGCTCGAAACGGACTATCAAATCCACCATGCGTGGTACTGGGCTTGTGATGATGCTGAAAAAAGCTACAAAACCCTCATCGCCAATGGTCTCCGTCCCGAACAGGCTCGCTGCGTGCTGCCGCTGTGCTTGAAGACCGAGATCGTGGTGACTGCCAACTACCGTGAGTGGCGCAACATCTTCAAGCTGCGTACTCCTGTGGCGGCTCATCCTCAGATGCGTGAGCTGATGTGCCCGCTGCTGCTGGAGGTTCAGAAGAAGATTCCGGTGGTATTCGATGATATTTACACGTTCTGGCCGGCGGATGACCAGACGCGGAAGGGAAGCATGGTGAAGTAACTATGAAAAATCGTATTATTTGTTTTGTTGCATGTCTGATGATGCTTGTTGGCTGTGTGGTTCTGTGTAGCTGCGGCAACTATACAGTGTTAGATATGACCTTTACCTATTCGTGGGCACAGATTAAGCTGCCCGACGGAACCATCATCGAGGGCAAGGTAGATAGCTGGACTGATTATGGAGATGGACTGTTGCAAATCACGATTGATGGTACCACATATCTGGTTCATGCAGCGGATGCCGTTATGAAAACCTGAGAGGGAAAGGATATGGTGAAGTAAGCATGAAGAAAATTGACGAACGATATATTGAGGTATTAGATCAATTCGGATTCGGCTTATACACAACTACAGCGGGATGTAATCTCTATCATGATAGTTCATGGGGATCATATATTGTAAACTTTAATGGAGACGACTTTGTCGAGATGTTCATTGGTTATGCTGAAACCTTCGATCCGAATGAGTATGTAAGTTTACATATCAAGAGTCACAGGGTGATTAAAGATATTGGCGAGATGCTTAAAAGTGCAAAAGAAATTCAGATTTTGCTGTTAAAAGTAGCCATCGAATTTGTGAAAATCAGCAAAGGAAGTATGGTGAAAGCTGATGCATAAGGTCTTATTCACTATTGGGTTCGCTTGTCAAATCTTCTATTTCGGGAGTCGTTACGGGGTAAAACTTGAGAAAGATATTATTGAAGTCATATACGGCATAGGTGTTATATTGGCGCTAGCATCTTTTGCTTTATATTGAAAGAAGGTGATTACGATGCAGCAAAGAACGTATGATTTTCTTGTGAAGATGCGGATTCCGATGGTGGGCGATGCAATCGAGATGATGGGTGATGCGATCGAGATGACTATTGATTCGCTCAATTCGCATCGGTCTGCCCCGATGGTTGATATTTGCACTGCGATTGCAGAGAAGTATCACACGAACGTAAAAAGTGTCACTGCTCGCCTTGTGAGGACTGTGGATGCGATGGAATATCGGAGCGGTGTGTATCCGAATCCTGAAATGGAAGAGCTCCGTATTGCGTTCAGACTGGATAAATGGACGCTTAAACGATTCCTGTATGCTGCGGCGAGGAGGCTTATGGGCCAATGAAGAACCATTATATTTACTTTATGATGCGTTTGGCGATGTTTTCGAGCTGCGTTCCGAAGTAACAAGCAAGAGGCGCGGATTTTTCTACGTCTCTTATTTTTATTCGAGGAGGTGGTACTTTTGCTTGACGACTCGACTCCTACATGATATTCTTGTACTAGTATAAGGAGGTGCTTTTATGGCACGAACAGTGAAATGTCCTAGTTGTGGCGCTGAGCTTACGGTGAAAGAAGGCAATCGAGACTTCATGTTCTGCGAATATTGCGGCTTGATGACTATCAGGAGACGCACAGGTTTGTGGATGAAGCAAAAGTCAAGCGGGTTGAAGCTTTCAAAGACTTAGCGATGAAGAAGATGGAAATGGATGAACAAAAGCGTAAAGACGAAAAAGATAATGAAGCAGAACGCAGAAAAATGGAGCCTGTGTATTTGAGCTTACTCATAGCGCTTCCTATAATCTTTTTTATTCTCGCTAAACTATTTGGCGCTGAATAACATAGAAAGGTCTCGATATAAAATTCGGGGCCTTTTCTTTTTTTATCTGGCAGTAGACTCTGCCAATTTTTATTTGCCGCTTTTTGTTAATTTTGTGATAATAATTGAAAAAGCATCAATTTTCTGGCCAAAAACCCATTTTGTGGCCAAAAATTTTAGAAAAACGGCCACATATTTTGACGTAGATACGTTAGAAATATGCGCTTTGGCCAAAAACCCACTTTTTTCTTTAAGTTAATTAAAAAATGAAAAAATAATATATATAATAGAACAGAAAAAATGGGCTTTTGGCCACAACTTGTTTTTCATGCATTGCCCCCATATCCCCTGTCGATATTAACCTTGTAAAATAACGTCGGATAGTGTATTATAAAAAGCAGCACATTAGTGGCTGACTTCTTATGAGTATGAGGTAAAGCATATGGAATAC